CTCCTTACTTTTAGTGTGAAAGTTATAACCTTTGGCTAAATGCCCAAAGGATGCGTTGCGATTAGATTGTATAGGAACCCAGGACGCTTCAACAAGTTCAGCTTTAGTATACACATTCGTGTCTTTACCATTCATTTTTCTTGTTTCAGAATCATAAATTATAGCTCCTATTGATATTCCAGGGTTTAATCCTTTAGCTAAAGCCTCTTCCATTTGCCTTTTAATTTGACCAGCGAGAGGATTTGCTTTTTCTGTAAAGAACCAAGGCTCTGCAAAAAGAGCGGTATTCTCACCCTTTTGGACAGCTCTTATATTTTCCCATCCACCAATGAATGTTTGCATACTGTTCTTGTGATTAGCAAGTGCAGGAAGCGAACCATTAGATGCCCAGGATTCTATTAATTCTTTAGACATTGATTCACCATCACGGTCTATTGAAGTGTCAGATAGAATAGCTAAGAATTTGTGTGGATTATCAGGGTTTTTAATAACCGGCATCCACATTTTTACTAATTTTTGTTCAGTCATTGTTTATGATAACATAAACTAGTATTTAATTACCAGTTCAGTTAGGAACAAAATATATGCTACTTCTGCAATTAGGATGAGCAGCTGGGGTCATAAATTCTTTAAGTGTTTCAGGGTCTTTGAATGGTTCATCTAACTCTCTAACCTGCCCATTTAATCTACGGCAAATAGGAGAGGTTCTATTATCAAGAGCTGTGCTCCAAACCTTTTTACCTTTTAATCCAGATTCTTTGTAACCTAAGAGTTTACCCTCAGCCAAAATCCGAGATGTTTCTGTTCTAGCTATCATATTACTACGCCAGTCACTAAAACCACCGAATACGTCTTTAATATCCTCTTTAATTTCTTTGTTTGATTTACCAGCATTAATACCACCTTGCACGGCTTGAATGGTTTTCTGTTGGATTTCTTTAGTTACACCTTTAATTCCCGGCCACTTTTTCCCGTTAATCATATATCCGTCTACTTGCTGCCCTTGAAGTTTAGCTAATTTATCAGAAAAAGATTCAGTAAAACCAATATCGATATTAGTTTCTTTTTCAGCTTGTTCCATTCCAGCTACTAAATCTATTTTTAAGAACTGTTTTACTTTGGATGCGAACCCCACTGTGTTTACCTTGTTAAATAAGCCTCTAAGAAAATCCCCGAAGTTCTTTTTATTATACTCGTTATTCATTTTAGGGCTTTTACCAAAACCTAGTGAATCAACTGCTCTCAATGCACTTCTTTCGAAACTACTAAAGGTTTTATCTAAAAACTCAGCGTAATTCTTCGATTCTTCAATAGTATCTTCACCTGCATCTAAGTCTTTTTTAGGTTTGTTTTCTTCGTCATCCTCCTCTTCCTCAGCTTTACCATGTTTGCCTTTGGTAAAAGCTTTATCGGGCTTTGGAGGTTTAGGATTATTAGGTGGTGAACCAGAAATGTTTAGGGGAGAATTTGGAACACCACCAGAGTTGGAATTTAAATCTTCAGGGTTCATAGGCCGTCTTAATGGCTCGTCACCCCATTCTACTTTTTCTTTACCTTTCTTCTCACGATATTCATTGATAGTTAAAGCACCCACTTCAAGCTCTTTCATATCCTGCTCAAACTCTATTTTTTCAGCAGCATGGTCTTTAGGAAAGAACTTAAATTTCAACCCGTGATTCTCGTCTTGTAGAATTTCTGTGATGGTTCTTGTAGTATGAAGTTGCTCTATTATAGTTAGATAAGGTTTTAATGCATTACGAATAGTAGTTCTTTCTTGCCCTTCATCATTTGATTTGTTAGAGTTCTCAAAGAACCCAGCTTCAGTTGGGCTTAGACCATAAACACCAAATACAATTTTAGAATACCACGCTTGGCCATTAAGCCATTCTAAATCCCTATTACTTTCTGAGAGTTTAATTACATTTTCAGAGAGCCAATTAACAAACCCAACTTGGTGTGGTTTGCCTTGGTATTGGTTATTCCAAGTGCGTTTTAGTTTCTTTAATTGTGCTAGTGGCAGTTTAGGCAGGCTAATTAACATCTTAGGAACAGCGTTATTTACATACAAATCCTTATTGTAACGGGTGCCTTGAATTAACACTTCAATAACCTGCTGCAACGCTTGCAGTGGGCTGAATCCATAAACACTGTAAGACTTACTGTTTAGAAGTAGATATGATAATTCCTCTTTTTCAAAACGAATAGGAGCTTGCCTTGGGTGTTTGAATGAATATTGCCAATAAGCAACAAGGTTTTTATGAATGTCAATTTGTTTAAGCACAGTTCCAGCATCAGCTGTTTTAATTTGAACCAAGGTTCTTTTACCTAAAGGTTTCAAAACAAACCCTCTATCAACAGCAACCACTCTACCTAATTCGTCAATGATTTCTATATCACCTTCAACATAAGAATCAGCAGAATAAATAAAGTTAGGAACACCAGCATCCACTTCCATTAAATCAGTTACTATTTCTGAATTAACATCCGATATTGTTTGACCGTTAGGATTAACCAGCTTCATAAATTCTTTGCATATTTTAATATTTGCTTCACGGTCTGTTTCGTCCTTTTCATCAGCTTTAACAATATCCCAATCCATTGTTAGAACTTGTTTCTTTGAGGGACCAACTACCATTTGCACCCAAGGTGAATTACCTAGATTCCTAAGAAGTGGTATATCAGTGCCTCTAGGCTGGCCTAGTCTAGCTGAGAAAAACCAGTTCTGAAAAATTGCCTGTTTACCTTCTTTTTTCGCAGCTAAATTAACCTGGGTAATACCCACATCTGAGAGTGGTAGTTTATCAACTTTCTCACTATTAGATAAGAATCCGATATTAGAAACTAAGTCTTTGATAAAACCCATTGTATTTCTAATATGCGAACTGGTATTTAATTACCACTTAATCTTGCCAGGGATTCTCAAATATTGGTTTTTCAAAAAGATGCTCAGTGATAATACTTCTATGGATTCTATCCGCAACTTTAGGCAGTGTAGCCAAAGCTCTTTGGTATTTCACATATCTTAAATTCATACCTTGTTCCTCAGTCATAGCATTAGGGTCTTTCTTTAATTCTTCTAAAGATTCTTTAGAAGCCCTTTCTCTACATTCATTCTTTCCTTGCTCTATAAACAATTTAAGTTCCTCTAATTGCAACTCTCTACATTTAGGCTCAAAAACTTTTAATTGATTGTGAGCATGGTTTATCCTTTTAATGTTCAATTCAATACCTTCGAGTTGTTTTAGAGTTTTTTCTTTACTCTCTTCTTGTTGTTTTAATTGCTCGCGGGTGCTTTGAATTGCTTGAAGCATCTCTTTAGGTGTGTGTTTTTTATCTTCAGCTGAAATAGCTTGCTTTACAGTTTCCCCATCCCAAGAAAGATTCATCTGTTTTAGTTTTTCTTCCATATTAAAATCCTCCAAATAACCAGTCATTAGCCCAATCTTTTAAATCTTCAGCTTCTTTTCTAATTTTTTTAATAATTCCCATTATCCTAGCACCTTAGTCACTTCACGAGTTATTGCCTTATTACGACCTATGGTTTCCACAACATCATAAGCTATACGGTATTCAGCAGATTGCTCTCGTTTAAATGTATTACCATCTCTATCTGTTCCAGTTGAATAACTATAGGTTGGTATTTTTCTACCCTTTTCATCCATTTCAAAAACGCTAAATTCTACTCTTGCTTCGTCGTTGCTAATCTTAACACCTTGCAATCCTCTAATGTGCATTTGTGGCGGTGTTGTATGATGTCTGTTGTTTACCTTAATAGTTTGAGCAGCACCCATTTTTCTAATTGATTCCACACGTTTTTGCATCCTAATATGTACAGGAAGCATTACTTGAAGTGTAGCTAAGTCTTTAACTTCAGCTAGTTTTGCCTTAACAATATCAGCGAAGTTTCTAACAACTGTTTTTATTCCATCTTGCAGGCCGGTTGGTCCTTCTAGTTTTATTGGTTTTAAATCATCCATAAGTTTCATTCTCCTTGTTTATTCTATATCTCAATATCCATTTAGTATATCTTGATGTTGATTCTGATTGTAATATTTGTACTTCATCACGTTTACGCATTTTACCTAAAGCTCGTTGTATTGATTGTTTGGATAAATCTGGTAGTTCTTCCATAATATCCACAGCAGACATCCATTTAGGGTAATTATCTTCTAATACTTTTCCTATGGTGTACTGGCTCACTTATACTTCACCTTACGGGTACTAGTAAAATCACAACATTTCTCTTTACCATTTAAAGGTTTAATTCTACCACAACCAGGACACACTTCACAATACTTTCGCATCTTTTTTATCCATTTCTTTTTTAATTTCAGCTGTTATTTCTTCTATACGGTCTTCGTATGTCCTTTGCTCTATTTCGTCATCCATTGTTACCTCTTTTTGAAATACACTATCTCTAATGATAATAGGCCTATGTGTATTTTAAATAATACATCCCATCTATCATTCGTCGAAGAAACACCTAAACCAAACTCGTTAGTGTTTAATATTGATTCTACGTGCCAATTATCAGTGTTCAATAAATTTTTAGATTTATACATTCGTTTGCTCCTCCAAATATTTTAATTGATGTCTACTCTCCATTATTTCATCAACACAATTAGTTAAACTAAACTGCTCACAGATGGTAGGTACTTCACACTTTTGGTATTTAACAACTGTTGCTGGAGTTTTATCCATTACATACATTGTAAAAACACTCTGAATAATAATAAACATTAACAGCACAAAAACTATTCCAACTTTCATTTTCCAAGCTCCTTATTAGGTAATCTAATAATATACATTAAAGGGTTTCTAAAAACTATTTTAAATCTTTTTATATAATCAAGTTTCTTACACACTCGCCTATGCCTGTTAATAGCTGTTTTAGCTCTTGTTCTAAACCTGCATATAATCTTCCTATCCACAGCTCCATATTTAGATAAATCCAATTCAAACGCTTCATCAACTTCAATCGAGCCTATTTCTTTGAATAATTTTACAGTAAATGAATGTAGATGTTTAATACTCCTTAAACCCTGGGGGACTTCGGTACGTTTTATTTTCTTGAAATTATAAACGTTATCTGGTTCATACACTTTTATTTTCTTATTAGTATTTTTAGTGTGTCTTTTCACCATACTACCTCTATTTCAGTGCTATCATCTTGTACAACACTCTTTCTTTGTTTACCTAAATCAAACACCATACGCTGCATTATTGCATCAGCAAAATCAGGACTCCTCCCTAAAGTTTCCTTAATTTCCTCTTTGTTTATTATTTGAAATTTACTTTCATTATTCTCAATATCTTTACGCTTAATAGCTTCTAGCTCCTCTATTATCATTGTTCTAGTTTCAGGAGTTATTTGAGAATAACAACCAATTAGACCTTCATTAACATAAGTGGATAATCTATCATAACATTGTGCCCGTAGATTCTTATAACTAAACCTTACGGTTTCCTGGGTTCTATACTTCTTATCGTCATCCCACTCTTCAACAGCTCTTCCACCGTTCACAAAAGCAAACACTCCTGGCAGATGGTCTACAACTCCGCCACCAACGCCGTCCTGGTCCACTACAACGTTTTGCCTTGGGATATGCCACTGAGTGCAAGTTGATATTATCTTCTCTTCAATAAAAGTCGTTGCTGATTTATCGTAATACCATACTTTGCGGATGAAATACCCTTGCCAAAGTATGAATACTGCTTTATCCCTACCAAACCTTGCAACATCTACCGATAAGTAAAATTCATCTTCTGGGTTAGGTTGGTGCCATGGCTTATCGAATATCTGCAGTATCTTATCATAAGGCATCATTGACGATTGGTCATCTTCATATTCCCAAAGACCATCACGCAAACGTGCCCTCATAACAGGGTCTTTAATTGTTGAAAGCATCTTACCATATGATTCAGCTGTATAAGGGTTATCGTTGTAAAGAGATTGAATGAACACGGTATCATCAGGTAATATGTCCTCCTTGTATTTCTTATAGAAATCAAAATAAACCCAGTTCTTCTTAGGATTACAAGTAAGTAGCATCTTAGGTGCTATTTTCAATCTATCGTTTTCATGTCTACCTATTCTGGATTTTAGAACATCAAATGCTCTACCCTTAATCTCACCAACTTCCTCGAGCCAGCCGTTAGTATATTCTGTACTACCGAACCGTTCATAGAGCGGGTCTGAAGGTTTATACGCTACATCCAAAAGGTCTATTCTTGACCCGTTGGTAAACTCAATATAATTGTACTGACTGTTAAGTTTCCATAAATTCCTTGGGATATTGTGTAGTGCACACACTTTCATAAAGGTAATAAAGGTTGATGACATTATTCTTTTTAATTCATTACGTCCTACAAATCCTTTATACCCTGGATATGCCACAGAATTAAACAATAACCACTCACAACCAACCCAACTTTTTCCGCCGCCCGCCCCGCCGCCGAATAATATAAACTTAGTTGTATGGTCCCTTAATTTCTCCCAACATTCAGCTTGTTTATGTGTTGGTTTAATTCGTATCGTTAATTTTTTCGACATCAATAATCTCTACTCTTTTTTCATTAGACGGCTCTTCAAAATGAATATGTATTTCAGCGGGTTTACTCTCTTCAAGCGATTTAAGAGCATTATATCCTCTATCCTTACCTAAGTTAGATAGTACATATTTAATAGCCCAATCAGCTCCCTCATTTACTTTTTTAAACAATCTAGCTTCAGCTAAATCAACCATCTTGATACGCTCATACCTTAGAGCTTCTTGGCATTCAGCGTTTTCAGGAAGCCTTACAAACACTAATAAATTATGATAAGCCACGCCCATACGCTTAGCTATTGGTAGAATAACACCGCCACTATTAATCACCGCTATCATAAACGCTTCTTTGTCTATCTTAAAACGGGACACTTTCTTTTTAGGTATGTTCCTTTGTTTCTTCATAATTTAACGGCTGTTTCACCAGTTAGTTTTTCCCATCTGTTGATGATAACTTGGCAGTATTTCTCGTCTAATTCCATCATCAAACATTTGCGGTTTAACTGCTCTGCTGCAATTAGTGTAGAGCCTGAACCACCGAACAAGTCTAGGACTATATCGTTTTCTTTGGAGTAATCTAATAATATTTCACATAACAAACCCACTGGTTTTTGTGTTGGATGAACTCTTTCTTTTAATTCTATATCTCGTTTACCTTCTCTTAATAATCCACTCCATAAATACCGATAAACCCTAACAGACTTTTTATTTATATTAGTCCACATTAATTCGCAGTCACTAAAATTATTATGGTCAGAACCTTTCCCATATTTTTTATCCCACACTAACC